GGTGCTATTGGATCTATATAAGGTTGCTCTTCATAGAACTGTTGGCTATTCCATCTACTGATGTATTGAGCGACTTGTGCAGCTTGTGTTCTTGTGTATTGCCTACTTCTTAAGCCCTCATTGATTTGTTGTAGAGCCTCATAATCTCCCTGTTGTCTTGCGTAGTCATTCACAATTCGATCAACTGATCTGCCTTCCCTTCCCATTGCTTGTACTGATGCCCTTGCTTGAAGAGATCTCCATCTATATTGCTTAGTGGCAACAGCTTCTTGCATTGCTACTTCTTGGAATTGCTGGCTAATAGCTTCACTATCACTGATATAACTAGCTCCTGCTGCTGCTCTGGTTTGTGCTACAACTTCTGCTTGTCGTATTGATTTTGTAATCTCAACATTCCTTAAGGCATTGGTATAGGAAAGTTGGTTGTTATGATTAACAGTCTCTTTCCAATAGTTATATTGTTTATTTGCATCATTTATCTTTGCGTTAAAACCAGCTTGCCAACTAGCAAATTCGTTGTTGGCATCTTGTAAAGCAGTCTTGTTTAGATAATCTTGCTTTTGTGCTTTGTATCCTGTTATTGACTGAGCAACTCCTAAACCAGCTTGCCCAATCGCAAGCATTGTCATTGGTTCCATTACGCTTCCCTCCAGAAATGATTAAATAGCTGGCAAGATTTACCCATTGGTTGAGGTGGATCTATTTCAAATCCCAAATGCTTTAGCCATCTCAGACTTGAAACATTTGAGCTTAAAGCCCAATTATGCAGCATTTGTTCTCCACCTGTAAGTAATTCATTAATCCATATTTTGCCACCTCTAATAAATTGTCTCCTATGACTATTAGTAGTAAACAATTCATCAGTTCCAAGTAACCAGATAATACTGTTATTTACTCCACATAGCGCAACTGGCTTACCATTATCCCCTTCTATCCCATGACGTATTTCACTATAGTTCCAGCTACTAATCACTGATTCCCATCCTGTAACACCGTGGCTATAAAACACTTCTAACCTGTCTTGTTCCCTTAAATTATCCGCTATATACTCCACATGTGCAAATGTTGGGTCTATCCATCTCATTGCATTGACCTCGCTTGTGATGTAATTAATCCCACCCATTCACAAGTAGAGAATTTACAAGGGTGAATTGTTTTGTTATGAATCTCGACTACACAGTTTTCACCTTTTGAATTGATCGGTATTCGGAAGACTCCCTCAAAGAAGCGATCATTATCTCGGTCATAACCAGTAGCAGGCAGGACGTTCCCTAAGACTGAATCTCTTACTCTTAAGATCGTTCCATCAAACTTATAGACAGCCGTATCTCTTCTCTCTGCTTTAACGTGTATCTCGAAATAATTAGTCTGGTGATACCTTAACTTCGCATGTCTTACTTGTGTTCTCTCTACGTTGCCCGGTGCTTTTCCTCCACCAATCTCTTTATATAATTTGAACTTGGTAAAGCGATAAGTAAAATCAAATACTTCTCCAAAATAGATCGGTGTTGTAGACCAGTTTCCCTCTGCTGTTATTGAAGTTCCACTACTAGCAGTTCCTAAATAAACAGCACCATCGGTTGTTGTGTTAAAGCCTGACCATGCTTGAGTTTCTTTAATAATGGTATAAGGCAATGTCCAAGTTGTTTGCTTGGTTGCGTTGTTATAACTCCCGGCTGCGACTCTTATTGCTGCTGGAGTGTCAGTGGTTGTAGAAACTCTTCTATCTAATAAGAATGGATATGGGCTAGGAGATACGTCACTAAGCCTGTCAGCAACAGGCATCTTTTCCAGCCATACATCATTGCCATATTGAGCAAGCAAGTAAAGAGTTTCCTCTACGCATAAGACCTGCAAGATGGTATCTGCACCATTCAACTGCCAGTAAGACCAACTGCTTTGCGCTCTTTCTGCTCCTGATCCTGTATTTCTATAAAAGTATTTATAAACATATACTCGATCTGTAAAGCCTGTCTTACTTGATAAGGCAAACCAAGAATTACCTGTATCGTTAGAAGTTAATTTAAAAACATCTGATGGAATATAGCTATTAACGTAACTGGTTAAATCTGAAGCATCAGCAACTAAAGCTGAACCTGCACCTTTGACAGAGAACTCACGGAAACTACTCCAAACACCATTGGCTTGTGCAAAGACAATCGTGCCAGCTACAGGTAAAGGTCGGCAATTGATGTCTACTTCATACTGAGTTAATACAGTAATAACAGCAGTAGATGGAGTTAATATTGTTTCTGCTGCATTAAATCTAAATTGAATTTGATCAGAAAATATAATTAATTCATCCTGATATGGTATAGCATATCTAAGGATTGACACCTTTGTATTGCTTGCTTGTAGATCAATAGGGTCAGAATCAAGTAATGTTGTTACCGTCTCTGGGAAGAAATCAAAGAAAGATTTGGCTCGACTTAAAATAATATTTTCATCAGCTAAGAATCCTAATCTGTTCTTATAGATGAATACGTCTTGAATAGGAAATCCAATAAAGCTTGGATTTGGTGCGCTATCAGTATCACCACAAGTTCTTTCACCCCATGTTGGAATAACTGTTCCTCCCTGAGTTGTTCCATCAGCAGGGCCAAAATAGAACTGACCATTAGCAAGCCTGACTAATAGATGAGGCATGGTGTCCTTATCTATTTTGTATTTCTCTCCGGGGCTAACGCACTCTTGCCATGAACCTTCTCCAAATGTTCCGGCTCCTGTTCTTGGAACAAATTCAACATGGTAATTATCAAAAGCATTTGATGGATCACCAAGGATTTTAATTTGATAACCAGTAGGTGCAACAGTTGGAAGCTCTGTAAATACCTGTACTTCTGAAGTGATGCAAGTTATATCTGCATTGGCTCTGGCATCCTGCGCTGAAATGGTTATTGCACTGTTAGAAGTAAAGTGAAGAACACTTTTATTCCTTGTAATCGTTACACCTGAGATCGTTCCTAAACCTGTCTTAACTGCCTCGGCTAGATCTGCTGTATTAATCCTATTCTCTGTTGTTGATCCTCCACTAACAATGACAGGTGCTACTGCTGTTTGAACTGTGGCTTCTGTTCCATTGACATTAACTTTTAGTTGCTGACCATAATTGGCGGCCTTCAGCCATACCAGTGCTTCGTGCGTTGTAGGTCTTGCCGTAGCGGGTGCTGTATCGCTTGTTAATGCTGGATTTGTTTTGACATTGCTAATGAATGTGTAGTCAGCAATGGTCGCTGCTCTTATGTCTGTCTTTGCGCTGACAACAGATGACAGATAGTTAAAAGCATTAGTCGCAACATTGACTGTTTTCTCATTGCCATCTAAATCAAAGACCTTGATTGATGTTTTACCAATAACAACTAAATACTTTTCACCAGAGTCACGCAAGATCTGGTGCATATATACATCACCTAAAGATGACGTTGAAACTTTTTTAATACACTCAGTTCCTTCTCTCTTTCTTAAACCCTCGGCAAGAGAACTCATTCCATTAATCTGCTCGTCACCCTGACTGGGATCTCTTGAAGCGTCAGGTTGCAATGACGCACCCTGTATCAGGTTAGGGATTGTTGAACTTACTAAATTAGCCACGTAGGTAACTCCTGTTTCTTCCTAGTAATCCAAAGGCAGGGGAGAAGGTAGGGAAAGGATTAATGTTTTGCCCACCTGTTAAGGAGTTAGCTTGTGCTTGATCTAATTCAACTCTTTGCAGTTCAACAAGTGCTGCTTGTTCATCTACAGCAGTGTATTTAAAAATAGAATCATCAGCTAAAACTCGATCACTAAATACTCTCGCTGATCGTATTGTTGTCCATCTGTTATAAGCCTCTGGACATTCATTCCAAGGAAGGAACCAAATCACATCAGCTTTAATCTTTTCTGTAACGGTATCAGGAATGGTATATGTTCTTTCGTCTTTGTCGTAAACCTTCTGTCCTCTTAAAATAAAACGTCCATTCCATTCATATTGATCGGGAGAAAAAGAAACAAGATTGCTTGGTACGACAAACTGATCATCTGTATTCTTTGTAAATTCATATTCATATTCTGTGTTCCAGCTCCACCCTCTAGTTTGCCCTTCTTTAAAGAACTCAAGGATGGTTCTTTCAGCCATTGCTGCTTCTGCTATCTGCTCATTCTCAAGACTGTTCACAGGTTGTTCACCTATGTTTTGAAGGCAAATATTAACTGCTTCTAATAGTGTTGTTCTGCCCGGCGTGACAGATTGATTGGCTGATCCCATAACTAACTGCACGTATGCAGACTTAGTTTAACTGAAGAAAAGAAAAAAAGCCCCTACCGATGGGGAATAGGGGCTTGTTGTTTTTAGTGGTTAAGGTATTTCAATAACACCAGCACACTCTGGACGTAGCACATTCATACCAATAGCCATGCGAGCAACCATAAGGCTGGCTTGATACATGACGTTGAATGAAGATCCTTCCGGTGTGACTTGAAGAGAAGGACTCTTTAATGTGAGGCATCCAATCGCATCTTTATGGAAGATGATCGCTTTGTTCTTAGCCAAGTTCTGCTGATAAGCAGTGTTCTTGTCATAAGTGCCATTTGTGTATGAGGCTTGGGTTACATGATTTGACTCATATACATTTATCCCTTTGACACGTAGAACACGGCCTGAGCTAAATGATCCGTTCTCACCACCAGCACTGTTGAAATCAGTGTTGATCGCTCTTGTTGAATCCAATAGATAATCGTATTCATCAGGGCCAACAACACAAGCTAAGTTCTCTGTTGGAACATCAGCTTTCTTCATCTCAACTTTGATAGAACTAATCTTTTCAATTAGCTCATCACCCTTGGCGTTTTTAGTAGCGGCTGCATAACCAGCAGATAAGGTCGCTGAATGACCTGTGCGGTTAGCGTTGATGGTCTTAGCAAGCGGCTCAGTTGTTGTCTTTGCTGCTGCATAAAGAACCCTAGCTGCTCTCTTGTCCCATTCGTAACTGAGAGCTAAACCGAGCTGATTTGTTACGTCTTGCCGGGTTTCATAAAAATTCATCAAATTATCTAAGTCGTATATAACCTCATCGGCTATAAGCAACCCATCTAAATTGATAATTTGCTCGTTACGATCTCCGGGTGAGTTTGTTGCCCCTAAGATCGGTTGCCCCGGAACGTGATACGCCGCCGCAGATCTTCCGCTAACTGGAACAATTTATTATCCTGAAAGCTCTTTATCTCTCAGTTCTACATCTTTACTATTGATGCAGTTTGGACTATATAATCATCCATTTCTGGATGCAGGGCGTTCGTGGGAAAATTACTGAGTTGCCTCTCGTTTCCTAGTCTCTGAACCTTCTAGGTTGTGACCTAGCTTGGCTGCTGATTACCCGATAAATAGAGGGCTTCCAGCAGTTAACCCTGTTTTCAGTCTGCTGTTACCAGCAAACGGCCCTACCAATTAAGGCTGCTGACTTACCACCTTTGATGGCACGTTCTTTTACTTTGCCTTTGAATACGCAATTTCGCTCAAACGCTGAAAGTAGCTCACTAATTCCTAATTTAAGAAAAAGTGCGTCTACGGCGTTTGCGCCTTTAATCTGACCTAAACGGTCTAAACTGGCATTAGCCATTTGATTTTCTAGTTGCGAGCGTTGATTACTTATTTCATTTATTAAGGTATCTCCCGCAGGAGGCTTAATAAACTACACAAGTGCAGAACTACTCATGCAATTAATATAACCTTAAACCCCGTAAACGCTAGATCTAGCCATTGCTTTATTGACCCATTCTCTATAAGCAGGATCAACATCATACCTTCTTTGACCTGTTGCTTTATCAATAGCACCCATCGCCGCCGTTGCTTGTGCATCTGACGTAAAGGCATCTGCGCTTTTATTTGTTCCTCCTGAAATCAAAGATGGCTCACTGTTATTAGCAGCGTCATACCTTGACTTCATCTGGGTAATAGCAAAGTTAGCAATATCCTTATTACCCGTATTCACAGCAGCGTTGTATCCATCCAAATCGCTTTGACTTAGGTTGGTACTCATCCATTCTGAAAGCTGATTAAAGCTTTGTTCTCCACCAATACTATTAATAATCCCAGCTTCTTCTGCTGCACTCATCTGGACTGATGCTTGTTGTTCTGCCTCGGCTAACTTCCCTCCATTCTTTTGAACAAACATCTCAACTGCTTTCTCTGGTACTCCAAAACCTTCTGCAAGTTTTGAATAATGCTGACTAATATCTTCTCCTTTATCAGCCTTAAGCATGATCTCTGGTAGATCAACTTCCATCTCAGTAAACTTATCTACCATCTCTTTTCCGTATGTCTCAGCCGCTTGTTCGGGGGTGTAGCGCAAAGGCTCTTCTTGTTGTTTACCTTCGCTAAGTTCCTGTATCTTTTTTTGTGCATTTAGATACGCTGCTTCTAAGTCCTCTTTGCTTTTGTATTTACCTGCGAGCAATGTTTCTTGATCTTGCGGTTCCGTTTGCTCTGGTGTTTGTAACCCTTCTTGCTCTTGTTCGACTTCTTTTACAAAGTTATCTATAAGATCCTCTTGGCCCGGTGCGACCATTTCGGATAGATCAGTTTGGTTGTTTGGTGTAGTGGTCATTGTTCCTCCATAGGTGGTTGAGCCATTTCCTGACTCGTAGCAGCAGCATTAGCTAACTTCTGAGGGTCAGCCATGCCTGACTGCATTGCTTGTTGTACCATTGCTTGTTGTTGTGCTGCTTGTTGTTCCTCTGCTAGTTGCTGTTCAGTCTTCACTAAACCATTTAGATCCATACCCATTGCACTAGCTAATCTCTTAATCAATTCACTTGGCTGAACGTAAGTTGCAACACTCTCTGGCCCCATTGTCTGCTGTAATATCTGCATGAATCTTGCAGTCTTCTCTAAATCTGCTTGTCTGCCAATAGAGGAATACCCAACACTGACAACAGGTTTCACAAAATCATTTGGTAGTTTTTGTATCTTTCCTTTCTTAGTTAATAAGAATAATTTTCTTGATACAAAAGGTTGCATTAATTCTGTTACTAATATTCCATAAACGGACCCCAAACTTCTTTCTAACATATTATTCAATTCTCGTGTTTCTTCCGCAGTAACCCTCTCCGCTTGTCTAGGTTGATATAACATAAAGCTCTGTGAAAGCCTTTGCTCAACAGTAGTTAGTAATGATTGGGCTATCTGCATATCTGCGCCTTTGTTGACACTGATGGTTGTAATATCATCAGGATTACCAGCCAAGTATGCACCATTAGCTGACTCCGCAAGCTTCTTAGGATTAGCTACACCTGATGGCTTAACTAGATGTTTGATCTGTGCGCTAACCAATGCACCTTCAGTAACAGCTTGCGTTAAAGCTTCTGCTGTTTTTAAGTCAGCAATACAAGTCGCTTGAATATATGAGGGTGAGTACGAATCAGGAGTCCGATACATACGCAAAGGTAGCCAAGGACTTTCTGACTTATTAGCTGTTCCTCTTGT